GTACTCAACCCGATAGAATACCTATACGAGTGATAGAATTTATAACAAGTTTTGTTAATCGTATTCAAATTCATGAATTTACGATTAACTTTTATTTTGTTATAAATAACTTTAATCAACTCCAATGCGCTACCTTGAAAGAATGTATTATTATTCTTAAGATAATTTATAAGTTGCATCAAAACAACATTTAAGTTATCAAAATTATTAATAATACCTCTTAAAGGTAGTGGACTGATCTCAACCCGATTCTTAACTCATCTTTTGGCAAATTCATATGTATTTTTCGATACATGTGTCTTTGCTGTGGAAATTTCTACACCTAGTTTGTTCATTACACTTCTATATCTTGAGGCTACTTTGTCATTGGCTATGACAATATCGTCTCCAAGAAGAATGTAAGACTCTGGGTTAACATTTTCTAAATGATAACACCAGTGAACAACTAAATGATGACATAGAGTAAATGCAGCCCATGAGGAGTAAGCTCCCATAGGTTGACCCACTCTATATCAGTAGGAATTTCCTCCGTAACCATAGGCACGATCCACCAATAACTTCTTTCAATAGAAGGCAAAGTCTTTATCTTGATAGATATAAGACAATAACTTCTCTTGAAGATGTATTGGGAATCTGTCAGTGGCTGCGGAAAGATCGAGTGAATGGAAGTGATTTCCTTCCAGTTTTCAATTATTAAATGGGTCTTGAGTATAAGTCCTATCTTGTTTGAACTTTCTTAACAATGAAAGAAGTCCATCATGAATAGGTCTTAATAAAAGTTGGGTGTTATAGTCTATCATTGCTATAACCCTAAACTTTAACTCAGGATCATTTATAATTGATAAACTTCCAGCAAAACCTGTTTCCTTTTTATAGGAGAATATACGGTTATCTTCTCACATTGAACGGATTAAATTTCCGAACAATAATGTGTAAGCCTTCTCACCTATTAAACCAATGAAATAGTTTAATATGTTATGATGGACATTACTCATTGAGAATAACCCATATGTACTATGAAAAGTAGATTTACCATAAGGTGATGATTTAGTACTTATATAATGTAAGTCTTGATCATACTTAGGTTTATCTAAGTTAAGCTTGTGCTTTCTAACAAATTCTTTTATGAATTGCCCTGGAATAGTATAAAACTTACTATTTTTAGGCAAATCAGTAATTGATTTGAAAGATGGCTCAAGTTTAGCTGATTCAGATTTTGTTGGTCTAATAGATCTTGTATAATAGAACATTGTTAATATTCCTCTAATAAATATTTTATTATTGGAATCTATATAATGTTTTAAGTACAAGAATCTACTAGGGAAGTAATCTTTTGTTAAAGACACTAAATCACTATTGGATTTAAGTGGCCTGTTGCAAATGTATCTTGTTATATGAAGACGGCTAGTTTTCATATATTTGATTGCAAATGCAATTCCACTTTTATTCCTTAGTGAATTAAAGTCTTTAACAAACCGAACTATATCGATAGTCTTTATTTTAAACAATGTTGATACAAGTCTTATGAATATAAGTTCTTGTGTTTTCATATATTAAAATAATGTCTATTGTTTTCTTAATCTGGTTGTGTTGTAAAGCAACACCACTAAGGTTAGATAATAATAGAATTATTATCTTTGTAGTTCGATTCCGGAGAATCGGCAAAGGAGTTCGCC